ATTCGTGATGGATTATTCAATTGAAGTTTAAACGCAACCAAATCCTCGCCGCGATAACCCAAAGTATATAAATGAATGATGCCAACTTTCTCAATCTCAGAAAGGATAGCTCGTTGCAAGCGTTGAATGGTTCTCGCAAAGCGAATATCTTTCTGAGCCAAGGTAGATTTATCCTCGTCTGCACCTTCACCCCTAGACAGGTAAGACATGGGAACTTTGAGAGCTGAAAACAATTTATCTCTGAGATATTTCACGTCGTCAATATCGCCCGTGTATGTGCCACCGGGCAAACTTTCAATCCGCGAAGAAGAGCCGCCGCGCATGGGAATAAAATAATCTTCATCAACACTCATTGGATTGTAGCGCAAATCAACTCTTCCCGTATCGGGGTCAACAACCTGGGCACGCTTCATTTGCGTCATAACTTTTTGCATATACTGTTCGATATCGTTCGGGGCGATATTTCCCACGTCAATATAAAAGACTCTGCGCTCTGGCGAACGAACAATGCGGTAAGCCATCATCGCATCTTCCAGCAAGGTAAGCTGTCGCCATATACGCCTAGCTGGTTCTAAAGCGGAGGTACCATAAGGAGCGTACTTGTCATTACCAAGAATTCTAAAATGTGCAATCTGCCAGTTTTCAAAAGTTATTCCGCCGGAATTCCATTGGAACTGGACATAGTTTGGATTCGTTTTGTCTTCGCCCTCGAGCCTTTCAACCTCACTAGGGGGTAGGCCGATGGCATTTTTAATACCTTCAGCGTCGTCAATGTCCAAATATAAAAAGAAATCTCCATATTTACACATCGTTCGACACCACCCAAATAAATTAAATTCAATATTCAAAATATTGTGATAGAGGGTTTGCAAAATAGATTTGATTTCCCCATTGGGGCAGTCTATCGTCATCAGCGGAGACAAGGACGTGGAGGTTGTCATCTCGTCTGCGTAAATGTCCAAAGCAGAAGCGATTTCAGGAGTGTATTCCATTTGGTCAAAATCAGCATAGCGGTCACCGCGATGTTGAGCCGTCATGTAAGCACTTGATAAACTCTCAAAAGGATTATACTGGGTCTTTTTAAATTGTTGTCCGCTGGTCGAATTAAATTTATATTTGTCGAGCTGGCGTCGACGTAAAGAGCGTGGAGTTTGAGTTCTGTAGTTTACAATCGGGCCAGAGAATAATCGCGTGAGTCTTTTAAAAAGTATAGATTCAGGATTTCTGGGATTGTTTTCGTTATCTGCCATTGTTATTCATCCTTCACTTTAGGAGCCAACCAAACTCTTTTCTTTCGTCGAGCGCCTTTCTTTGTTGTGCTCTCTTGTGCCCGGTCATTCCAGGTATAGTTGTATCTAATATTGTAGACGATTTTGTCATAGAATTTAAGATAACTTTTTTATATTCCGAGTCACGCTGATTAACAACTAAGGCAGTATCACGAACCCAACAAGCAATTGCGAGGCTCATAACTAAATCATCATTATACGAACGCATCGCTTCCGCTTTGCCGTTATTCCAAATAAAAGTTTTCAATTCGTTTAAAACCCTAGAAGAGCGCAATGTAATTAGTTTATTTCTAACGAATTCTTCTAATTTTGCAACAATCAATGGACGAGTTTTCATGGAGGTGGTGAAACCAGGCACCGCGTTGCTCCTACTTTCAGCCATATACGAATCAATATATTCGTGCGTGGACTTGATTGAGTAATATAAATTGGGGTACTGGAGTTCAATTAATTTTTCTAGAGATGCAAAGCCGATATTATTATTTTCCACGACCACCATGCAATCTCCGTATTCTCTGCCCGTTGTATTCACCAAGTTCGAATACATGTCCAGATTAGCTTTCCCCTGGTATTCTGCCACTTGATACAGGGTGTGTAAGTCAATCACATGGAAGGCAGAGAAATCTTTGCCATCGCCGCGTGCAACATCTGCAACCAGCAAGTAGGAATGTTCAGGATTATAAGTTTCCCATATCCACAAGTTCCTGTCAAACCCTGTTCTGTATTGCGGTTCTAGGATATCATCAACTTCTATCCTTTCCAAATCTTCCGGGTTCAGAACTGTCTCACCGGACATATTAAAGTTGCACTCAAGCTCTTGGGCTATTTGTCGACGAGACATATTCCTAGTTTCTTTTTCGAACCACTCCACATCGCGTTCAGGGTGTTCATTCCAAGGAAGTTTTGTTGGGTGGAAATCATTCATCCCCGCTTCGGCGTCAATGTACGCTTGGTGAAACCAATTACCAACGCCGTTCGGGGTTGAAAGAGCTATACAGCGCCCGCCCGTTGACAGTGTGGGATACAGACCTGTCCACAGTTCGTCTAGTCCCTCAACGTGCGCTGCCTCGTCAACAACAAGGAGAGACAGAGCCTCCGAACGCCCGGCATCAGCACTGGTTGAGGATGCTTTAATCTGTGAACCGTTTGATAACTCAAATGAAGTTCTATTATCCACCACAATGGGAGCAACCATCATCCACGGCGGAAGGTATTTAATAATATGCTTGACTTTTCTAACGAGATTCGTGGCTGTACTAAACTTGGTCGCCATCACCATGACATTTTTGTCTCGATGAAACATCATCATCCAAACGACGTAGGCTCCGCAAATGGTGGATATGCCAAGTTGCCGAGCCTTAAGAATTACATTGAACCTGTAATCGTTGAAATTTTTTAGTAGGTCGTCTTGAAAGTCATATGTTTTAAAAGGGATCAAACCCCTAACAGGATGGGAAATTTTAGCGTAGTTGTTTATAAAATAAACAGGATCCTTGCCAGACTTGACAATCTCTTTGATAATCTCTTGCTTTGTTAATTGATAACTCATGTATCATTTTCTTGGCTCTTCATCTCTTTTACCAGAAACGTTTTCGGGTTTTTTAGTTTTTGGGAATTTATCTTTCCCAATCGCCAACCAATTTTTAATGGCATCATTCAAGCGGTCCTCGCTCTCTTCTTGGACTGTTCCAGTGGTATCGTCCATTCCACCAATTTTATAATGCTGCTTGGCTTGAACCCAGGAGCGAACTCGCGAAGCGCTCTGAACTATAATGTCTGGGTCACCCTCCGCAGTCAAAGACAATCCATTACCAGTGATAGATTTATATTGCTTCTTTAAAAAGCCTGCACATTTTTTGAGCATAGATTCCATATCTGTTTCAAAGCTGCTGTTATGAACTTCTGAAAGTTTCATTTCACTATGATACTTCAAACAGAGATGGTCGCCATACATAACAACCGAAAAACCATCAATCAATCGCCTGTCAGTAATAGCCACCTCTTCTTCTCTTCGGAGAAAGCCAGTCTCTACTGGTTCTCCTTTTTCATCTAACGCGCCATCGTGTGTGTTCGCCATGGCTTGTGAGATTCCATTTACAATTTCAAGTGTTGTTGCCATCGTTGGGCCTCCATCCGGTTTTCCATCTTTCTTCCCTGTCGTGGACGTGCTGAATATAACACTCATAACAGCATTCGAATTTATTCATGTAAACATCATCCCTCGTGTCAAAAGAATATACAGCGCAGACAGGGCATTCTCTTCTGATTTCTTTATTAAGTAGTTTCTTTGATACGAAAAACCCACCATTATCTACCTTGTCTGACTTCTCGGCGATAGCTTGTTTTTTCTCAGAAAGCTTTTTAATTTCTTCGAGATACTTCTTTTCTTTCTCGTCGTCCCATTCAGCTTGTGGGTGGGCAATTGCTTCGTCACCATATTTCTCTTTTATAGCTTTCTCTATTGCCGCTATACGGTCTAAACTTTCAACTGTCATCGCTATTACCTCTGTCTCCTGCTACGCTTTTAATTAAACCTGACGACACACCTAAAACTTTTCTAGAGTTTAATTCATGGTATCCTATCTCTGAATTATGATGCGCCACTCCAAGAACTTTTGGTCCGTGCTTACCAAACCTATTGCCGCCGAAAGCACTACCAGAAAAACTTCTGTAAGGGGACGCCCCGAGAGCTACCGTCGATATATCGGGGTAATCAAATTTCGTTTGGGGCGTCGCCATATAACAAGGAGACTCCGAACCGGGTGCCCACGCTGGATGGAGCGCGCTAACGGGCGAGTCAGCTACCGGCAAGGTGAAATCATTGTTATCTTTATCATTATATTCTGGGTCTACGTCCACTTGGTCGCCCGTATTCGGGTCGCCATAAAAATCGGTAGGAGTGTGATTCCCGTCGTCATCATATGTCCCACTTACGAAATTATAAGAATGTCCATCGTCGCGATAGGTGTTAATCGTCCTAATATGTACATTGGCGTCAGTTACAATATTGAATGATGCCGAGCGCGAATTGATTGCATAACTACGCTGGTTGTGATTAGAGCTGGCGGAAGGCGTCCCATGAACAGTATTGTGATATACTTCTCCGCAAGTGATCGCAATGCCTCCACAGTTATAAACGAGGTTGCCATAGGCTATACCTCGCTGGTCACCAAGGGAATTGGGTCCAATAAGTCCTTGACCCATACAATTATAAACAACATTTCTATGATATTGTGTTGGATTACCATATAAGTACCCGCCGAAATAAACCGCCGCTGTTCCAGAAATTTGAGTAAAGGTACAGTCCCGAACTATAGCGCTTTGATTGGATGTATTCTGAAATATCGCATAATGTTGAGCGGCACCAGTTCCGAAACGCCGAAAAGTTATTCCTTGTATTGTCCAACCTCGATTAGCCTTAATCGCATGGGTGGCGGCTTGAAATCCGTCGACGATGGGAGCGCATTGAGGTGTGTGTGTCGCGCTGCGGCGGCCATCGACAATGCCCGCCGTGCCTGATGCCATAATCGTCAACCCTATTGGTATGGTGCCGGGACCAGTAGAATTTATCTGATTGAGAATATTTCCAGAACCATCATCCTCGACATAATAAACATTGTTTCCGGGGTCGCCCTCATCATCAACATAGATGAAAGAACTGGCAACATCAGCGTTTTCCGTAAATGCCTTGGAGATAGTTGCGAATGGCGATCCATAGCTACCATCCCCAGTTGCATCATTACCGGATCCGCTGCGAACGTGGAAATGATTTGCCATTTTATGAAATCTCCACCCATGTCGGGTCCGGGTTGAAATAAACCAATACATCCGAACCGTTATCTTCCAGCGCATATCCGACGACGCGCACAAAATAAGTGAAAGCATCCGGGGGGTTGAAGTCAAACCTTCCCGCAGCTTCCGAAACATAAAGAGGTTTGCCCTCACAGCTGCCTGCGGATAACGCTTCTATTTGTGTGGAAGGGATCCTCACAAATCCGTTCAACAGCATTCCATCAGACCTCGCGGAAGTACCCATTGCTATGCCCAAGAGTTGACTTGCACCGGTAGCCGGGTTATCAGCATTGACCGCATCCCAAGTCCCATCTGTGTGTAGGAAGTATAGCCCTCCTAGTGTGAGGGTTGATTCGCTCCCTGGCTCGAATTTAATAATTCTTCCGCCGCCATCCCCATCGCCATCAAAGGCTTGAAGAGAGAAGGGAGCCGTTGTATTAAAATCGTGAACATCGGTGACGAGTGGAGCGGTCGACTTAATTTCAATGGGGGAGTCAATGTCAACAAACCCTTCAGAGTCCAGATGGATCTTTTTGGTTACCGTGTCCACGTTGAGTAAAATCCCGCCTGCGGTTGCCGTAATCTCCACAGCAGCAGCATCAGTGCCGTTGGTGTTGACAATCCGTATATCTTCACTACCAGCGGTGCCATGGGCGGCAACAGTCACGTAAGCATCTT